GGCGATACTTGGGCAACGCACTTGCATACGTCAAAACGTATGCACTTCATTGAGGAAACCAGTTCATCGACATCCTCGTAAATCGTATCGGCCTTGCATACGTCAAAACGTATGCACTTCATTGAGGATCATCGACCACGTAGTCAAGTCAAAGGACAACCGGCTTGCATACGTCAAAACGTATGCACTTCATTGAGGATAAGCGACCAGGACGCGAGGACCGCTAGCGAACGGTGGGCGAAGGGCGGCGCCGGCGGCGTGCGCGTGCTCGGCAAGGGCCTGGACTACACGCCGTTGGCGTTGAGCCCCGAAGACCTGCAATTCATCGAGTCCCAGCAGTTCAACACCACGCAGATAGCCCGCCTGTTGGGCATCCCGGCGTCGTTGATGCTCGCGAAGGTGGAAGGCACTTCGCTGACCTACTCGAACATCGAGCAAGAGTGGCTCACGTTCGCGGAATACACTTTGTCGGCCTACGCTGACGAGATTTGCGAGGCCCTCACGTCGCTGCTGCCTGAGGGGCAATGGTGCATGCCCGACTGGGATTCGTTGCATCGTTCCGACACGAACACCCGTTACAGCGCCTACCAGACCGCCATATCCGCCGGATTCATGACGGTGGACGAGGCGCGCGCCCGTGAGGGATGGGCGCCGATCAACCGGACCACACCGCAGGAGGTCACATTATGAGCGAAGAGGTACGCACCATCACCGTGAAGGGCATCGAGCTACGCGAGGACCAGGGCGACGGTACCCGCATCGAGGGCATCGCCGTGCCGTTCGGCCAACGCATCGGATTGTGGCGCGGCGCGGCCGAGGAGTTCGCGCCGGATTGCGATTTCGGCGACACGACACGCACCAAGTTGAGCCGTGACCACGGCCGTCTCATCGGCAAGGTCACGAACGCGACGCGCGAGGCCGACGGATTGCACATCACCGCGTCAATCAGCGACACGGCCGAGGGTCGCGACGCCGTGCAGCTGATCCGCGACGGCGTGCTTGATTCGTTCAGCGTGGGCTTCATGCCCGTGACCACCGACAAGCGCACCGAGGGCGACACGAGCGTGTACGTGCGGCGCGCCGTGAAACTGCTTGAGGTCGCCGTCACCGGCATACCCGCGTACACGGGCGCGGCCATCACCGGCCAACGGGACCAGGAACACGTCAACCAGGAAACCGACACCAAGGAGGAAACAGTGGAAAACGAACAGCAGCCGGCGACGGAATCGCGTTTCGACCAGCTCGAAATGCAGATCCGTTCGCTCGCGGACACCATCGGCCGGCAGAAGCCGGACCCGCCGCACGTCATCGGTGGCCAATACCGTTCGGCCGGCGAGTTCGCGAAGGCGCTTGCGGCCGGCGACGACACCGCGTATGAGTTCATGCGCGAGGCCCGCGACCTGATTTCCAGCGCCGACACGAACAACACTAACGAGTGGGTCGCCGACCAGATCAAGCTCATCCAGTCGCGCCGTAGCGTCGCGAACCTGTTCCAGCATGCCGCGCTGCCGGCCACCGGCATGACGCTGGAATATCTCAAGCTCGGCTCTAACACGCTGAAGGCGGCCGAACAGACGGCCGAGGGCGCGGCCCTGACCACCGGAAAAATCACGCTCACGAGCGCGACCGCCGCCGTGAAGACCTATGGAGGTTACGCGCAGCTGTCGCGCCAGGTCATCGAACGCAGCAACACGCCCGCGCTCGATACCGCGCTCCGCGCGCTCACCATCGCTTACAGCAACGCGGTGGAGGCGGCGGCCCGCGCGCAGCTGACTGCCGCCATCACCGGCGCCGCAGCGAACAAGCTGGAGACGCCGGCGGCCGTGAGCGCGCTCACCGCCGACCAGTGGATTACCGTCATCATCAACGCGGCCGAGGCGGCGGACGGCCGAGGCGCGCAGCTCGGCACGCTCGCGGTCAGCAAGGACGTGTTCGACAAGATGGCGAAGATCACGCGCAGCGGCGACGCGCTCATGGACGTGTCCGGCGAGGGCGTGGACAAGCTCGGTAGCCTGAGCCTTACCGGCATCACCGGCCGCATGCTGTCGGTCCCCGTGCAGATGGTGCCGGGTGCCGCCGCGAACACGGCCGCGTTCATCGACCCGACCGCGTTGCAGATGTGGGAGGCCGGCGGCCCGTTCCAGCTCCAGCAGGACGACACCACCAAACTGCTTTCCAATTACAGCGTGTACGGCTACGCCGCGTTCGCGACCGTGTTCGCGGGAGGAATCATGCCGCTAGCCCCAAAAGCGTGACCCCCCCCCGGAACCAGTGAATCTGCTTAATGACCCCGGTTTTGAGTTGACCCCGACCCTTTGGACGCTACAGGATGCCCGTGCGCAGATCGTGGACGACAAAGACGCATATTGGGTGAAACCGCAAGCCGGCGAACGCATGTTGCGACTGCCCACACGAACCAAGGCGATAAGTGAATGGTTCGACGTGTCCGACGCCGCCGCGCTGGACGTGACTTTTTACGCCAACACCTACGACAGCGAACGGTTCGTGGATTGCCGTATTGAGTTCGACGGCGCGCCCTACTCAGGCGGCGCCACGCACGTCAACAGCGGGGGACCTAAATGGAAGCGGTTCACGTTCCGGGCCGTCAAACCATCACAGTCCATCTCACGGGCCCGCGTGGTGGTGTCCACCAACACGGCGGATGTTCGCGTGGACAGCTTCACCGTGACTGCTACTTGAGAAAGGAAAGCACATGGACCAGTTGCATGACAAGTTCCTGTCGATGATGAACGTCATCGGCAGCGACGACGAGACGCGCGCCGACGACTGTCTGGCGACGGCGCGCGCCTACTTGTCGGCGAACCTGGGCGAGACGTGGGACACGGTGCCCGACCTGATCCAGTCGGATTGCGTGCTGGCGGTCGCCGCCGACCTGTTCAACCAGAAGGACGCGCGCAACGGCGTGATGAACATGGACAGCGACGCCATCGAACCGTTCCGCGTCTCCGCCGACCCGTTGCGCGCCGCCTGGCCGAAGCTCCGCGCCGCCGGCGTGCTCGCGGGAATGGGGATCGCATGACAAACACCATCACCGGCAAGATCGACGCGCTCATGGAACAGGTGGCCGGCGCGTGCGGCGACCTCGTGGAACACGTCACCATCGACGAGACCGAGGTGAAGCCGCCACGCGGCAAGGTCTGCGTATGGGTCAAACCCCCCGAAGTGGCATGGCCCTACGCGGGCACGGAAAACGAACTATCGGTGCGGCTCGTGTTCGTCGCCGGCAGTCCCTGGGCGCAGGCGTCCGCGCTGCCGCTGCTACTGGCCGCGATGGACCGGCTCGTGGCGTCCGCGCTGCCTGTCACATCGGCCGAGCCCGTCGGCTTCACGCGTGGAGACGCGACGCTCGCGGCCTACCAGATCACACTCAATGAAATCTAACGAAAGGAACAACCATCATGGCGGACAAGATTCGTACCCTGGGACCGGGAAGCCTGGTCATCGGCTCCTCAGCCGACCAGTACAAGCTGGACGTCGATTGCACGAGCGTGGAACTGTCGCCGGACAATTCGAGCGAGGACCCCGACACGTACCTGGACGGCCACGAGGAGGGCAGCGCGCTCACGACGTCGTGGAAGCTGTCGGGGAGCATCGCCGAGGACTACAGCATGAACGGCGCGCAGGTGTATTGCCTGAATCACGCGGGCGAGACGAAGGCTGCGAAGTTCGTGCCGAACACTGCCGGCAAGCTCCAGCTGGACATGCGCGTGGTCATCGCGCCCATCGCGTTCGGCGGTGACGTGAAGACGAAGAACAAGAAGGATTTTGAGTTTTCCGCCACCGACGTGAAGGCGTCGGCGTACACGCCGACGAGCGCCTGACATGGCCGACAAGGCCCTGTACGTCGTCGGTCAGAAGCGTTTCGTACAGACCATGCGCAAGGCCGGCGCCGACATGAAGGAGCTGAAGGAGGTCAACCGGCGGGCCGCCGACATCGCCAAACCCGAGGCGGTGGCCCGCGCGCCACGCGGAAGGACCGGCAAACTCGCCGGATCGATACGCGTGGGCGCGACCCAGAAGGCCGGTATCATCCGCGCCGGCCGCAAGACCGTGCCATATGCGGGACCGATCAATTACGGCTGGCCCGCACGGCACATCAAACCGAGAACGTTCGTTAACGACGCCGTGGCCTCGACCGAAGGCCAGTGGGCGAAGGAATACGAACAGTTCGTGAAGAAGACCATGAACCAGATCAAAGGAGCATGAACCATGCGAAGCACCGCGAAAGTCACCTACACCGACGGCCATGTGGACGAAGCACCGTTGACGCCGCGCGTCATCACGTCCGCCGAGGAACACGCGCAGAAAGAGGGATGGGAGCCGGGCGAAGCAAGCAAGATTCGCCAGTCGTACTACATGGCGTATCTCGCGCAGCGCTACGCCGGCAACACCACCACGCCTTACGAACAATGGCTTGACCTCGTGGACGACATCGACGTGGAGACGCCGGAAAACCCTACGAACTAGCCGAGTGGCCCGACGATTCGTTAGGGATTCTGTCGTTCATGCTCGCGGCACGCTTCGGCGGCACGCCGTGGGCATGGCGGCGCGAGGCCGACGAACTGGACTGGGGCACCGGTTTAAGACTGCTGCAAGACGAGATGGACCGAATGGAGGATTAGGCCGATATGGGTAAAAGCGCCATCATGTCCGTGCGGATCACGGGCAACAGCGACGACGCCGTTAAAGCGCTCTCCAAGGTCACGGCGAAAGCGTCGGCGTTCGGCACGTTCATGGGCGGTGCCGCGCTCAAGGGCGTTTCCGCCTTGTGGGACACGCTCAAGGGCTTCACCGGCGCCGTCATGGACATGTCCGATTCCACGGACAAGTTCAAAAGCACAATGAATTTCGCGGGCTTCGACACGGGAGCCGTGGAGGCCGCGACGAAGGCCACACGCGACTACGCCGACAAGACCGTGTACGACCTCACCACCGTGCAGAACACCACGGCGCAGCTCGCGGCCAACGGCATCCAGGATTACGTCGGATTGACCGAGGCAGCGGGCAACCTGAACGCCGTCGCCGGCGGAAACGCCGACACGTTCAAATCGGTTGCCATGGTAATGACGCAGACCGCAGGCGCGGGCAAGCTCACGACGGAGAACTGGAACCAGCTGACCGACGCCATCCCCGGCGCGGCCGGCAAGCTCCAGGAAGCCATGTTGAACGCGGGAGCGTACACGGGCAATTTCCGCGAGGCCATGGAAAAAGGCGAGATCACGGCCGACGAGTTCAACAAGGCCATCATGGACCTGGGCATGACCGACGTGGCGAAAGAGGCCGCCACATCGACGCAGACCATGGAAGGCGCGTTGGGCAATCTTGAGGCCGCCGTCACCGGCGGGCTCACGGACGCGTTCAACCTCATAAAGCCGGCCGTCACCGACGCCATCGGCGGCGCGGCCGAAGCGGTCGGATCGTTCGCCACCACCGCGACCAACAACATACAGGCGTTCGCCACGGCGTTGCAGGACACGGGAGCGTTCCAGACCGCAAAGGACATGATGAACGCCGTGGGCTCCGCGTTGTCCGCGTTGGGTCAGGCGTTCGCGAATATCGCCACGGAGATAGCGCCCGGATTGCAGGGATTGAACGACGCGGGAGGCATCGGCACGAGCGTGGGCGACGCGTTCAACGGCGCGGCCGGCGTGGTGAAGATGGTGGCGGACAAGCTTACCGAGTTCGGCGACTGGGTGAGCGCGAACGCGGAACCCATCGCGGGCGCGCTAGTCGCCATCGGTGGCGGTTTCGCCGCGTTCAAGGTCGCCAGTGTGGTAAGCGCCGTGACGTCCGCGTTACAGGGCTTCAGCTTCGCAACAACGGCCGCCGAGATCGCGCAATGGGCTTTGAACGTCGCCATGAACGCGAACCCGATCATGATCGTCGTCACCGCGATAGGCGCGCTGGTCGCCGCGCTCGTCTGGTTCTTCACGCAGACCGAGACGGGCCGCCAGTTGTGGAGCCGGTTCACCGCGTTTCTCGGCTCGTGCGTGGACGGCATCGTGGGATTCTTCCAGGCGTTGCCGGGCAAGATAGGCGGTTTCTTCCAGTCGGCCGCACAGTTCGCGACCGACAAGTGGAACGCCGTCGTGGACTGGTTCAGGGGATTGCCGGGACGTATCACCGGCGCGATAGGCAACGTGGGCAACCTGTTGTATAACGCCGGTGCGTCCATCATCAGCGGTTTCCTTGACGGCCTGAAGAGCATGTGGAACAGCGTGACCGGCTGGATCAGCGGTATCGGCGACTGGATCAAGGAGCACAAGGGCCCGCCGGAATACGACGCGGTAATGCTCGTGAATAACGGCCGTCTCATCATGCAGGGATTTGCGCGCGGTTTGCGCAGCGGTTTCGACGCGGACGTTCGGCGCACCATCTCGCGGATCAATGGGCGCATGGGCGGCCTGAGCCTGGACGCCGGTGTGAACGGCGGCGCCGGCATGGGCGGCACCGTCGTGAACGTCACGTTCAACGCGCCGGTGGACCGTGAGGGCGTGGCACGCGAAATCAGGAAGATTCTCCGCGACTACGACCGGAAGCGAGGCAACTGATGGCGCAGCAGTGTTTCATGTTCCTTGACTGGGGCGACGGCTGGGTTGCCGTCAACGACCACGACAACGACGTGGCCGCGTTGGACGGCTTCAGCATCCAGTGGGGCACCGACGGCATCGACCAGCAGCCCGACCCGTCCGTGATGACCTTCCGGCTGCGCGATGCGACCGGTTGGCTCACCGGCCGCGCGCTCACGCTGGCCGGCGCGCGCGTGCTCGTGCAGATCTCAGAACAGCCCACATGGGGCATGCTCCGCCCGGATATGGGCGCATGGTCGGCGCAGCGCATGCGCTTGGCAGTGTTGCACCAGGCGTACACGCCCGGCAACCCTTCCGACAAGTCAAGCACGGCGACGACATTGTTCGACGGGCTGGTGCAGAACGGCGGCGAAGCCCGGCCACATGGCGGCGGCTGGCTGTTGGAGCTCAACGCCTCCAGCCGCATGATCCTGTGGAAAAGATTGCAGAAACAAGGGCCCATCTCGTCCGACGCACGCTACACGGGCCTGCACTGGGTCGGCACCATGGCCGAACGATTGACGGAGCTCAACCGACGTGCCGGGGAGGCGGACGCGCCGCAGGCCAACGCCAACGGTCTCCCCATCACCGCATCCGTGGCACCCTACCGGACCGACGACTACCCGTCACAGCTCGCCCTGCTCCACCGTCTCTACGCGCACTCACGAATGTGGCC